GTAAAAGGGTCTTTTACTAATCCTTTTTTAATTGTTACTGGTGCTCCAGTATAATTTCCATTTGCAAATTCTGTACCTAATGTATCTGCTGAACTATCTAACAAAATAGCATCAAATAATAATTCTACATTTGTATTTGTAACTTGTGCTGATTGTTTAATTGGACTGTGTGAAAGATATCCTCTACCTGTTAAAAAAGTATCAATTGTTGAACCATCTGAGCTTAATATGGATATATCTGCTTCGTAATTTGTAACCTTAAATGTTCCAGCAGGTAATTCTATTGTAACAAGATCAATAAATCTAACTGTTCTTGCATTTAAATCTGTGTTTGTTAAATCGTTGGACCTTGGCATTAGTATTCCTCTCTGACATCAATTCCATATTCATATACACCATCTTCGTTTGTTTCAAAGTCTGGGTCATCGTCTATAAGTGCCACAGTCATTGGTACATTATTATATGTTACTGTTGTTGTATTACTTACTGCTGTTTGTAAAGTAGGGTAAATGTTTATGGTAAATGCTGTTGAACCATCTGATGTAGTATCAGCAGATAGTTGATAAACCTTTGTATGGTTTGAAAACTTAATTAAATCACCTTTTTTAAAAGTACCTCCACCACCTGTTGCTGTAACACTACTTTGGCCAACGGCTACTGTTGCATTACAAGTAACAATGCCTGACATTGTTCCTTGTGTTGAACCTAAGGTTGGTGGAACAATAGTAAATGTTTCTGCTTGGCCATTTTGTTTTGCAATAAAGCCATAAGCAGTACCTAATTGTGCTCTTGTTAAAAGTGTACTTTTTAATGATAGTTCCCAATGCTGTTTTAAGAATTTTTCATATAATTTATTATTAGCATCAGTAGTTTTTATTCTACTTTTAGTATCTCTAAAAGATAATGTTTTAAAATTTGTTGTATCTGGAAATGCTCCACTCACTAAAGTACCTCTCTAAATTTTTGTTGAAATGAATAATATCCATCAATATCTGTTTTAAATTCTATTATATCGTCTTCGGCTATTACAGTTATTGGAACATTATCATATGTTATTGTAACTAAAGTTGAACCATCGGGTGGTGCAACACTAGAAACTAATGGGGGTGTAATATTAATAACATCTATAGAACTGCCATCTAAGTTTGTATCTTCTGTTAGCATATAGACCTTAGAATGATTTGAAAATTTAATTAAATCTCCAGCAAGTAAAGTACCTTCAGCAGTACCATTTACTGGAATTTTTGTTTCACCAACACTAACTGAATATTCTGGAGCAGTACTTGAATCATCTAAAACTGATAATGTTCCTGATACTGTTCCTGCCGCATCATTTAATACTGGCAATAAAAATGTTGTCTTTTTAGCAGTAGTTTCTGTATCGTAAAAATCAAAAAAATCACTGTGCCATTGTGTTCTTGTTATTGGTACAGTTCTAATATCAAAACTCCAATAGTTGTTTCCAAAATTTGTAACATAAGTTTTACCATTTAATGTCTTATTCAAAACATTATTGGTATTACATTTAAAGTTAAGAAATTTAACATAATCATAAAAAGCCATTATACAAATCTTCTCCCTTGTTGTCTAAATGCTTGTTGGATTGTACCTATAATTAAACTTTTTCTTGATAATAATAATTCATCAAAACTTGCGGCATCAACTGTACTGATATTAAAGTTAACAGTAACCTCGCCACCTATTGCGGCACCCATACTACCCGGAATAATTGTGCCGGGTCTATCAGGCATCCAAAGTTCTGGACCTGCTTCTCCAACTATACCTGGTTGGCCAGCACCCATTCTTCCACCATGTTGGAATCCAAATATTTTTTTAACACCGCCCCAAATAGAACCAAATATGCTACCTTTACTATCGCCTGTACCAGTAACCATTTCAAACCCTTTAATAATAGCTTGTCTAGCCGCTATTCTCAGTAAGTCTTGTATTACACTATTTGCAAATTCTCTAAAATTAAATTTACCTGTCATTGCCATATCAGCAATAGCATTACCTAATGAATTAAATGTTCTGTCTCCTGCTTTTTCTAATTCAGTTAATAAATCAAACTGATCCATTGCTCCTTTAAATCCATCACCAAATGCCCGGAATTCAGAACGAGTACTCTTCATTGCTTCTTCAACTTTCTTTTGCATTTCTGCGGATTCTTCAAGAGTCATATTATATTCATCAAGTTTCATTTGATGTGTTTTTGTAATTTGAACATTTTCTTTTAATGCTACTGTTCCTTTATCTAATCCTGCAAAAAATCTTTTGTATACTTGATTGAATTTTCTTAGTTCTATTATATGTCTCTCGGTTTGTCTAGTTAAAACTTTAAACTCATCATTTAAGAACCCTAACAGCCTCCCAAAATCTCCTAGTGTTATTGTTGCTTGTCTAATATACCACGTTAACCCTTTAGAAATAGCATCACCTAATCGTCCTAAACCATAGCTTAATTCAGGAGTTGTTAGGAGCAATTCCTTCATTTCAATTAACAATTCAGTTAAATTTGTTTTAAGACCACCTTCACCGATTGCAACTGCTACCATATCAATAGCATCTTTTAAGTTACTAATAGCACCAGTTAATGTTTTGGATCTAGCCTCAATTGCACCTGCAAAATCCTCTCGACCAATTTTTTCTAAAGCTTCAACAATACTTTCAGCATCATTATCGATTTCTGTTGCCATGCCTCTAAAAATAAGTTTAAGTTTATCGCCCTCAACCTTAACCTTGATACCAAGTTGTTTAAGCATTTCCATCTCACCAGTAGTGGCATTGAAAACTGCTTTAGCAACGTCATCAAATCTCTTATTCATACCTGCGGCAATATTACCCAGGCTGGTCATCATTTCTTGAGTAGGCCTTAATCCAGCATTTCTAAATGTTATAAATGCGTTTGAAACTTCGTCTAGTTGGAATGTTGTTCCTGCTGTGAATTCTTGAATTAACTCAAATGCTTCAGCGGCTTTTTGTGCATCACCTTCGATTGTGACTAAGGTTGCTTTTAAATCTTCATAAGTTCGTATAGTTCTCACAAGACCACCAAGCAATCTTACCCCACCAATAGCCGCAAGTGCCCCTAGGGCAAACTTGGCCGCTCTGCCCATACTAAACGAACTTTTTTCTATTTTCTTTAAACTTTTATTGACATTGCCTAAAGCCTGTTGGTTTTTAATTACAACGTCAATTAATAATCTTGTTCTAGCATCAGCCATTATCTACGTCTCCTTGGTGTGCGAGGCATTGGTTTTGTACTACTCATAGTTCTTTTACTTTCATTATGTTCATACATCATATAGCCAGCCCACATTTGTAATTCTAATGTTGATATCTGTAATATTTCCTCGACAGACTTATGTAATCTGTCTGCCAGCATCATTACAAACCGTAACTCAGCATTAGATTTTACTCCTTTGCGATAGAATCCTGACTAAAATTTAATTTAGCATTATTGATTTCTGAAGCAACTTTTATAACCACCATTGGGTCGGCCTCATTCATCAATCTAATTCTATCAGCATCGTGAAATAATCGTTTGCCATCTTTAGTTCTGGCTTTTACGATTATACTTTCTACCAACGCTTGAACTGTTTTACCTTCTGTTTGTAATTTTAACACCAGTTCTTCGTCACGTAAACTGTATGTGGTTCTGAAATAAATGTCAGTATCCCACTCCTTCACGTGGATTTTTTTCAATTCACCACCAATACTTGCTTGATAATGTTTTGATATTTTATCCGTTATACTCATTCATATCTCCTTATGTTATTGTTTTTATACTTGGTCCGACTACACCTTCAGGTGCTTTACTGCTCCTACCATGTTCTAAAGCGTGGCCATATGGCTGTGGATTAGATATTTTATATCTTTTCTTACTTCCAGTCATTCTCCAACTTCTTTTGAACAGGCCTGAACGTACAGGTGATCTTTGTCTGACCTGTTTAAGCAAACCCGTACTAATAACTTTTACAATCTTATCAACTGATTGATCTAGTGCCTTAGTAAGCGAATTCGCATTAAAACTAACCTTCATTTGATGTTATCTCCTTATAGGTCGGCTTTTGTTATTGCACCTGTAACTTGGAAAGCACATTCAGATGTTACTGCTCCATCTAATCCTACGTCTATAGAATGTGATGTTATAATAACTTCTCCTGAAAGTGAAATCCCCGTTGTTCTTCCTGATGGATATAGTTGCAATGAAGCCGCGGCCGCACCGGGTCCAGAAAATAATGCCGCCTGTGCCGCATCATCATCTCTCCAAAGCAAACTCATAGTACCTGTAGCATTTGTTAATCCTGCTACGTAAGTTCTTGCTGAACTCCCCATAACTGTTGTTTCCAAAGCATCTCCAGAATTGTCAATTGAAAATGCTGTAACACTTGCTACCGTAGTAATAGAACCACCAACGTCAAACATGGCTACACCGGAAGTCCCGGCATATGTTGCTGTATTTGTTGCCATTAGTCTGTCTCCTCTTTATTGTTATTGATTACATCAGCATCAGCTTTGAGTATTTTAATTCTTCTTCGCTGTCGCCAATGTGGTTTAGTTTGGATTTCTTTTTGTGGCTTTTCAGTCACAACAGGTTTTTTAAATTTCCAGCCTGATCTTAAATGGTCTTGAACCTGTGGGTTGTCGACTATTTTAGAATTCCCTTGTTTATCATACATTTGTATTGCCATTATGCATTACCTCTTTTATATACATACGTAACTGTAAGTGTTAAATTAACTTGCCCAATTGGAGCAACTCTTTCAATTACTTCTATATTTGTTATAGTGGAATTTACGTAGTGTGTAACTGTATTGTCCACTGTTATATTACGATCTCTGCCTTCGTCTTCAAGTTGTTCTTCTATACGTTCAATTACATTATTTCTTAAAGTATCTAATTGTGTTCCACGAACAAAACAACGTAATTCAACTTGTTGTACTGCTTGTCTTTCAGTTAAACTAATATCTTCTCTTTCTTCATTAGCACTAACAACTAATATAGCAGGAAACTGTGTAATTGCTAATTTGTCAAATTCAAAAAACTCTCTTGTAACCAAAGCGGGTGCTGGGTTACTCATATTTTGTAATTGTTCAACAATATCT